AAGAGTCCCAAATGGTGCTCTTGATTTTCACATATCTTTCCATCAATTGTTTCAGTCTATGTTGTTCAACAAGTGTGTTAGAACGCGATTGAACTTTTGATGGCATAGGAGGAGCTGGGATGGTAGCTTCTACAGACTGTGAAACATCATTAGCCTCATTTGGTACATTATCAAGATTTGATTGTTGTGTTTGTTCGTGTTGAGTGTTGTTAACATGATAGTTTTTCCGATGCGGCAAATTATAGTGCGAGCAACAACCCCGGGTTTGTTTAAAGACACACCCATGCTAAATAGCATATGTCTCTCCCTTCAAATTGTGAAAAATGTTGGGAGGCAGTGAAGATCATCAGCAAGCGCTTCGGGATAACGCAAGCATTGCAGTCACTGTCTTTAGGATGTGGTAAAGCTAAGTTAGTTTACCACCATAGAAACGCTCCATGTGGTCGATCATTTCCGCATATGTTGGTAGTCGTGTAGGACATTCATTTGCAAACATACTCTGCCAGAGTTGTTTGCAACATGAGTCATACACTTCTTGCCCATGCAGAGAAATCTCAACCAAAGCAGCAAGAGCGTTTTCCTTGGTGGCTTCTTTCTTTGCTGTACCACGAATCCAGTTTGGCATTTCCTTACACACCTGGATATCCAATGGGGCTTGGTAGAATCCACGATCATTCAGAACAAATTTTCTCTTAAGATAAGAAATTTCTTCCAAAGTTCGGTATTCTACTAGTTCTCCAGTTTTCGCTTCATCGGTGTAAGTTAATCCCATACTGGCGAGAGCATCAGTAATAGTCTTCTGATTGTACCATTCAATCACACGATCGGAAATATTCAAAACATTGTCATCTCCATACGTCTGCATTGAGACATTATCAGTGAAATCACAGTACATGCCAATTCCTAGCCGCTTCCTACACTCCAAGTAAGCCATCCTCATCACAATCTGGTTAAAGATTGAATTGAAGATGACAGTACCTGGATTGCCGGAAGGTTGAGAGTGGTCCCAATTGACGAGTTCACCATCCACAAGAACGCGAGCATTAC